TGGGTTTTGCAGATCGCTCGTTGCTTTGCAAGCTTTGTTGATATGTTTTACGACATGTTTGGTTGTAAGGATGGTTCTGTGAATATGGAAGAGGAGCGGGTTATTCGGTGGTCTATCATTGAAGCTTCTTGTCGTAGCGTCTTGATTGTTGACAACGTCTTCGTGACGTCCTTTTCTTGCTTAACTTCAGGCTTCCCTCTTACGGGAATTAAAGGGACTTTCATGGAGATGTTTTTCAATCGGCTTGTCTGGAGTGAGACAATGGCCGAGCAATGTCCAAGGCTTATTACAATGAAGTCATTTGAGGAAAATGTGGATGAGGCTGTGTATGGAGACGACCACGCCATTACAACTGATGTCCCTGAGATCTACAATATGCACTCAATGGCTCGAGTGCTTTCGAAGTATAGCGTTATCTACACGACTGTGGACAAAACGCCTGTCTTCGAAGCTCCTCCCACGAAGCCAATCCTTGATCTCCAATTCTTAAAGCGCCGCACTCGACGTGTTGAAGCTGCTTTCCATGAATTCGTTGCGATTCCGGATGAGTGTGATCTCTTGCCGAGTTTAAAGTGGGTCACTGCGAGCCTCCCTAGTGATATTGCGGTTGTTGTTAATGCTAATAACACACTTATCCATGCTCGCGGGTGGCCCGTTGAACAATGGCAAGATTATCGCAAACGACTCCAACGCGCTCTCGTTGATGCTGGCGTTCGTGAGCAACTTATGGATTGGCGTGCAGTCCAAGCGGTTGACAAGGACTTTAACGTTCTCAATGACTCTATAACTGTTTCGCTCTCTGTTTATCGTAGAGATCATTGGATGCGTCCAAATGCACCTTCTTCTCTTGTTGCGGCTTTCCCAAAGTCCAATGCCCGTGGCAGCCAGCAATGGCTAACTCCTCAAGTTATTCGAGGAGCATTCATTCAGTCTCAGATGGAGGAGATTCAGGATGTTGCCAAAGCACCTGAGAAGATTAACCCGACTCAAGCGATTCCTGGAGCTGTTGCTTCTACTCCTAAGGATCTTGCTCACATGCCGATTACAGATCTCATCCAACGATGGGCTCTTGCGCGGAACTTTACCGGTTCCTCTTTTGACCTTTCAACTTGTGGTCTTTGGGGAGGTGTTGTTGGAAAAGGACAGTGTGGCCATATTTACTTCTGGTCGCGCTTGTTTTTGTTTTACAAAGGGGATATTGACATTAATATACAATGTCCAACGCTTGTTTCCTTGTTTAACTATTATCGGCGCAATCGAGTCGATTTTACTCCAACAATTGCTGGTGAGTTTTCCCAGCCCTCTACACTTGATGATTCAACCTTCTACTCTCTCGGCAATCATGGTTATTCAGGTAATAGTGTCAATATTGCGGGACAGAACACCTTCACACTTCCGTGTGATGTTCCTTCTCGCATCCTTTGGGTTCCTCGAACCCTTTCCGATACTGTTTCTAACTTGAGCAACCCTGGTTATATTGCTGTTGAGATGACGGTTCCTGATGATGGAAAGGAACCAGATAGCGATTGGTTTGTCCGTGCAACTGAAGGCTTTGAGTTCGGTTGGTTTCTTGGCCCTCCTGCTATCTTATGGGAAGGGACGATTAATGTGAACAAGCGTCGTGCCCGTGATCCTCGACGGATACACATCACTGACGCTGGTTTTCGACCAGTTGTTGGTGCCACGCCGCAGTCTCTCGTCACTTTCGATGAAGCTGGAACCTTTAAATCTGAGAAAGCTGGTTCTGTTAGGAAGCAACAGAAAGATGATGTTGGTTTTCGAAAGATTGATATGGTTGGTATGGCCGCCACACAACAACATATTACGAACGTCAGCTGGGCTGATACTGATGTTCCTGGCACGGCTCTCGTCGCGGTCAATTTGCCTGCCGGATTTATAGGAAGCATGCACCGCGTTCCTTTTAACAATTTCTTGTTTTTCCGTGGCACCTGCAATGTTTCTCTTCGTCTTGACAGCTCTCCGTTCTCAGTTGGGAAGCTTTATGCATTTTACATACCGGGCTTTGCCTACGAAGATTTGAGTGGTAGTAACATGGTTGACCTTGTCAGATTGAGCACTATTGAGCATCTTGAGATGTATGCTGGTGGGGCACGAACAGGCACTCTCGCCTGTCCTTTCGTTGCGCCTTGGTCTTGGCACCCAATTACTCTGCTTCAGCAGTGGTATGGTTGTTTTGTGCTTATGGTCTTCAACCCACTTAAGAACGACCCGAATGGGGCTCTTCCTGCTCGTGTTGAGATCACTACCTCATGGGATGGCGAATTTAAGGTTTTGCGACCTGCTGATGTTGCACGCCCTTTCTTCACGATGTCTGAATTTGTCGAGATGAGCAACCTCGACCCAAGTGTTGCTGTCCCGTTCGCTTTCAAGAGTGAAAAGTTACGGGCACGGAGACGTGAGCTCGTTGATTCTGATGCGAAATCGGATGATGAAGGGGAGTTTGTAACCGGTGCAGAGTTGCAAGGAGGAGCACTTTCTGGACAATCTTCACGTGAACTCCTCACCAACCCAGTTCCTACTTTACAGCAGAACGGCTTTGATATTGCCACTTTTAAGACATCTGTGGTTTCCCGTTCTCTTGGTGCTAAACATCATGTCAAGAGTGAGCTTGCTTCTTTGCCTCGGTCACCTAAAACGCCAGCACAGGTTGCAGCTATTCCCACGTATCTTCAAACGATAACTTGGACAGTCAATAGTATGCCTCCCGGGTATCGGCTTGGTTTGTGGCCGCTTTCTTGCACACCTACAATGTTGATAACACCA